GTCTTGAACAGTTCGGCCAGCTCTTCCCATGGGGCGGGACTGGTGGTGTCGCCGTCAATGATCACGTGATCAATCAGCCAGGCCTCTTCACCCTTGCCCCAGGCCACCAGACTGCATTCGAGGCGGTCCTTCTGCACGTCGACGCCGGCCGTCAGCAGGTGGGCGGGCAGATCCTCGCGGGCGTAGCGCTCAAGCCGAGCAATCAGGCCGATAGCCTCGACGCCTTCGCCCTCGTCGTCCCAGGTTTCGCCGAGGCTGGTATTCACCCAGGCCTTGAGCATTTCGCTCCCGCCTTGCTTGGCCTCGAGGAAGTCGGCGGCGATCTCCGACCATCGGCGCCATGGCGAATACAGCTCATTGATGTGGAAGCCAGCCGCCCCCTTGAATGGGGCGCTTGCTCGCCACTCGCCACGCTGCAGCATGGGCAGCTTGTGCTGTTCATCAATGCAGCTGCCGCAGTGCTCACAGACGTAGTGCGCCGTCTCTGGCTGATCTTCATCCCAGCGGACATTTGCCCAGCTCAGCACCTGATGTTCGCCGCAGTCGGGGCAGGGCACCCAATACCGGCGCTGATCGCTGGCGAGGTAGGCCTGCTCGATACGGGAAAGGCCTTTGATCGTGGGCGTGGAAGTCAGGACGATTTTCCGATTCCAGAAAGTTGCGCTGCGCTTGCGTGCCAGGGCCACAGGATCGCCCTCGGTACCGGCAGACTCGGGATAGCGGTCGACCTCATCACACAGCACCACGCGGATCGGCCGGCTGGCGAGGTTGGCGGGGCTGTTGGCGCCGGTCATCGTGATATGGCCACCGGGAAACTGCTTGTGCAGCTGCGTGTTGCCACTGTCCCGGGCGCGGGCATCCTTGACCAGGCCGCGCAGGCTGGGGGTATCGCGCAGCATCGGCGCCAAGCGGTCCTTGGAGAAGGTCGCTGCCATCTCGAGCGTGGGCTGCAGCAGCAGGGTGGGGCTGGGATCCTGGCTGACGAAATAGCCGACGACGTTCTCGAGGATGGCCGTCTTCCCGATTTGTGCCGAGGTCATCAGGACGACGGTCTCGGTCTCGTGATGGCTGATCGCGTCCATGATGCCGCGCTGATACGGGGCGCGGTCGGTGTTCCAGCGGCCAGGCTCGGCGCTGGCCTCCGGTGACAGGTAGCGGAACTGGTCAGCCCATTCCGAAATCGTCAGGTCAGGCGGCGGGGCGAAGACGGCGAGTGCTTGCCGTGCGAGGTCTTCAATCTTCACGGCCGCCCCCTGCCAGTTCCTCCAGGGCCTCGCGGATGCCGGATTGAAGGATACCCTCGAGCTCGCCCCTTGATCGTGCGCCGTAGCCCTGCGCTGCAAGCCGTGAAGGCATCGCCAGCAATCGGGCGCGGACGTTGGCAATGATCGCCTGCCATTCAGCAAGCACGGCATCAGCCCGCAGCAGTTCTCCGCGGGCCTCGTCCTCTTCCAGCTGCTTGAGATTGGCGGCGTGGAAGTTCAGGCGGGCCTGTTCGGCTTTGAGGTCGTAGGCAGTGCCATCGCTGGCCAGTCCAATCTCGGACAGGGCACGCTTGCGGATCCAGTCGCCGAATTCCTTGCAGGGGTAGCCGTCAGCAGCCATCGGGGGCGGGTTGCCGCCTTTCATCGCCGCGGACAGGCCGGCCTGCGTCATGCCGGCAAGCTCGGCAGCCTGGCTTTTCAGTAGTCTTTTGACGCCTTCGGACATGAAATTCTCACCTCCTTTAAATTAACCAAACTGGCAAAAATGCTATGCCTAGAAGAGCCTCGGGCTCGCAAATGACCCTCGGCGCTACCCTCCAGGAAGGACCCGTGAATCCATCGATGTGATGACGCGGGTCTGTTTGATCCATTGCCATCCCATGTCATCGACGACGTAGCCAGGCTTTGAGCAGATCAAGTCGAACAGGTGATCTGCCTTGCAGTGAATCGCCATGCACCTGGCGTGCTCTTCACCGCGCATTGACCACAACATCAGTGAATAGCCTGCTGCTTTCTGATCTTCCAGCCACGCGATCAGGCGTCGATTGCTGATGCCGTCCACGTGCAGCGTGCCATCAACATCAACAGCAATCACTCGCGGGGGTGGTAGGCTTTGCCACTTCATTGCGTATTCACTTTTGCTGTTCTGATCGCTTCGGCGAGTGCCTTGTCAAACTCGCTTTTCCAGACACGCTCAGCGATTGCCTTTGCTTTGCCTTGGAAGTCGAAACGTGAGGAGTATTTCGCCGCTGCTGTCGGGAATACGACGAGCGGAATCAATGCGCCGTTCACCGCCTTGTAGATTCCGCGGGGCATCTGCTTGCCGTTGATCGCTTCCGGTGTTCCGTAGAACAGATCAACCTTGTTGCTCACCCGAATGCGCTTGCTCGTCGCCTTCTTCATCCCGGATTCCTTTCGGGCGACGGCCATCATTTGAGCAATGACACCCTTCGGGATGTTTCCGAAGTCGTTGAGCTTGATTGCGCTCGGCAACTTCAATCCCTTGCTGCCCGGGTTGAAGCTCCCGCCTTCAATCTGCAACTTCATGTAGCGAGCTTGCGCCGGCCGGAAACCGACAGTGACTTCGAGGTTAGCCTTGTTGGCGTACTTGAGCACGCCCACGCCGCGCTTGGTGAATGGCGTAGGCTTGTCGAAAGTCTTTTCAATCTCTTCAGGCATTGCAGCTGCGATAGCCTTGGCGGTCTCGTTCAGCGCCTTGCTTGCGGCAAACGCTACCTGCTTGGAAAGCCCGGACATGTGGGCGCGGGCTTTCTCGAATCCCTCCATCCGAAGCGTGATCATGCTGGCCACACTCCCTGCAGCGCTGCGAGGGCATCCTCGACCGGCTTGACCTCTTCGCGGATGGTGGCGACGAAGCGCTCGAGCACACAGGCCGTGATGTCCAGCTGGCAGGCAAACTCGGCGTTGTCGGTGTGCTCGATCAGCTGGCGCAGGTTGCCGGCGATCTCTTCCAGTTCCTCGGGGGTGGCGCTTTCAATGTCCGGTTGTGTCACATTTGCCATTGTTTAAATCTCCTGATGCCGACCGCCCGCGATAGGCGGCCAGCGTGGTGTTTGGTCAGTTGGTTTCGTTGAGCACAACGCGGGTGACGATGGCCTCGGCGGCGGCGGTGATCTCATCCGGGTGGCCCTTGCTGGTCATCAGGGATTCGATCTCGCTCGCTGCTCGGCGGGTGTCGGTGATCTGCTGCCGAATCTGTTCCAGCTCGGCGGCTGCCTCAGGGAATTTCAGGTGCGAGAAGGGCCCCATCTGGTGCCGCTCTGCCGCCTTTCCCTGCAAGATCACCTCGCGGGTGCAAAGATGCTGAAGCCAGCCATTTACTCGGCTGGCGGCGCTATCGACCGCCAGGTTGCCGAAATCCTTCCGCAGCATCTGGTGCACGCTTGACCATTGGCCGCGCATGTCTGCCAGTTGCCGCTCGGTTTCCCACAGTTCGCTGCGTGCTTTTTCGAAGGCGGTGCGGGCTTTTTCGGTGGCGTCGGTTTGCTTTTTGATGACCGCCTCGAGGGCCGGGATGCTGGCCTCAATCTCGGCGACCTGATCAATCAGGCGATTGCGGTGGCCGGTGACGGCATCGCGCTTGCGCTGCAGGTCGTCAGCAATCACGCGCTGCACTTCGGGGATTTTTGCGACCAGATCTTCAAGGGTCATTTGGGGTGTATTCATTTGTTCCTCACTTGATAAGCCCATGGCGGGCGAGAAGTAGGGCCTCGGCGCGGCCGTCATGCTTTTTAAGGGTCAAGATGGTTGAAGCCGTGGGAATCAAACGCTTGGCCGTGGAAATGCTGCAGGCCTTGTCTGCACCAGCAGGGATGCCAGCCTTTCGTTTCCACACGGCCGGCGCAACCAGCGTTGTGGGAATCTGCAGCGCTGCCAGCACTGCCAAAATCCCGCCGTAGGTGGCACCGAAAGAGAAGGCGCCGACCGCCCCTTCGCCGGGTCGGCTGCTGACGCGCTCGACAATCGCGCAGCTGGGGCCGTAGGCACGCAGGGTCTCGGCAAGGCCCGCTGCATCCAACTCCTTGCGGCCGGTGGTGGCGATGACTACAGGCATGTCTTCGACTCCGGCATAGGTGCCGTCAGCATTCAAGAAGCCGACCGCCCCCGATACGCCGGGGTCAATTCCACAGATCAGGCGCGGCATTGGGTTGCCTCCTCGAGGTGACGGATGCCGGCCTCGGCTGCTTCCTTGGCGGTCCGGTAGAAGTCGCCGCGGTAAAACTCATCGATCACCAGGCCATTCGTGAGATCGAAGTCGCGGACAATGGGCAGGAAGCCGTAGCCTGGCACCTGGCGGATGATGAGCTCGTTCATGCCGCCTGCTCCCAATTCAGCCGATACCAGCAGGCGCGGGTGGCGATCACATCGGCGCGGTTGTACTCGGCGATGCGGTCCAGTTCGCCGGCCAGCCAGGCATCAAGGATCTTGCTGCCGTCCAGGTCGCCCTTGGGGGTTGGCACGCCCAGGGCACGGCACAGGCGGTCTAGGCTGATCGAATCCTTCCAGCCTGCCCATGTTCGCATCGTGCAGCCGTAGTCCTTCGGTTCGCGGGCGTTTGGTCCTGGCACCCGGAAGGGCGGGCGAATGCCAAGGATGATGCTGCGCCGCCAGATGAAGCCGAGGTCGAAAGCGGCGTTGTGGGCGACGAAATAGGGCGCGTCCTCAAAGACCAGATCACCACGGTGATCACGGATCGCGCCATCCTCGAGCTGCAGTTGCAGGCGCTTGAAGAACTCGGCCAGCAGATCACGCTCGGACTCGCCCGGGGCGCGGATAACACAGTGCGCCTCGGTGTCGGCATCGGTTGCCCAGCTGATGCTGATCAGCTCGCCGACCGAGGCATCGAATGCCTGCTTGCGCCAGGCTTCCTCAATCGCCGCCGGCGATTCGTTCTCCCACCAGGCGGCGATACTCTCAGCCTTCTTGAGGGTTGCCGGTGGCTTGATGGTCTGCCGTACCTGATCGCGGGCGAACTGCACCTGGCTGGGTACGGTCTCAACGTCGATATAGACTCGCATCACCGGCACCTCAAAAGGGAATGTCATCGCCGCCCAGCGGGTCGGCAGCAGGGGCTGGCGTGTCGCCAATCGCTCCGCGGTTGATGGCGGCGCGGTACTCGGGAGAGAGCTTGATCTGCTCCTGCAGGCGTTGCCCCAGCTTGGCGAATGTCTCGCCGTCAGGCTCGGCCAGGTCGAACCAGATCAGCTCTGCCTTGGGGGGCGGGCAGGTCATGCCCTTGGGGACTGCCATGACGCTGGCGATGTTCGCGTAGGTCCGGTCCTGCTTCTGGCTGTGAGTGACGCTGATCAGGCAGGGCTTGCCGAGGATGGCCTTCACGTTGAAGCCGGCCAATTCTTCCGCGGTGAAATCCCGCCCCCGCCAGCTGGCGAGGTCTTTCCGCAGGGCTGCCTTTTCGTGAAGGCTGGCGGTGTAACGCTTGTGCATGACGAAGGGCTCGCCATCATCGCGGCGGGTCTCGTCGTCCAGGATCTCGAAGGACAGCAGCACCTTGTGCGCCGTTTTGGCCTCGCCTTGGTATTCAGTGTCCTGCGTGCCCAGGTCGCAGACGAGGATGCAGCGTGCAGGATAGGTGCCAGCGGGGCAGGGCGTGAAATTCGATGATGCGCTTTCGCTGATTGTCAGGCTCATGGTGTCGGTAACTCCAGATTGATTGATGTGGAGATCGGTCTTTGCTCGGTCGTTGTTTTTTCTTCCCGAAATTTCCCGAAACAGCCCGTTTCGGTTACTTCCGGTTGATTCCCTTTCCCGAAGTTTCCCGCCGCCCTATTTATAGGGCGGGGGAATTTCGGGAATCCGGGAACGGGATTCAGGAAATCCATAGCCAGTCGTCTCGGAGTGAAATCAGGCCGCGGTTGATCAGCCCGGTAATGGCTTCCCGGGTTCTCTCGGCTCGGCGTTTTGGATCGCAGGGCAGGCGATCACGTAGCTGATCAATTGCTGCCGACAGTTGTAAGCAGGGGCGGGTCGGGGGCGAGCCTGCCATCCCAAAATGCTTTGAGTGTTTGAGTAGGTCGCCCAAGGCATCCCAAACCAGGCGCTGATTTCCACCTGACGGAATCCTGGCGCTGCGAACTGCTTTGCAGGCCTCGTCTGTTGGTTCGATCACGCAGCTGCTGATCTCGTCGCCATCGTTGTCGTACCCAAGCACAACGCGACGAAGATTGAACGGGAAAGCCTTCCCTGATTCGCCATCCTTCACCTTCCTGGCGATCCATTGGCGAGGGGCGCCATCACTGCCGCCCACTACTTCGATTGCTGCATCAAGGGCGCCAATCAAGGATGAATGTCCACGCATGCCGCGGGCAGAATCCTTGCCGGTGTGGTGTAGCAGAATGACGAGGCCGTTTGTTTTTTCCTGAATCCGTTTGCAGACGGCAATCACCCGCCCCATGTCCTCGCCGCTGTTCTCGTCGATGCCGACCGTGGCTTGTGCCAGCGTGTCGATTACGATTACGGCATCCTCGAGACCTGCATCGGCGATGACGTCGACCAGGGCGCTCTCGTCATTCACATTGACCAGATTCAGTTCTGACTCGATCAGGTGAAGATCGCCAAGGGGGCCAATCTCCGACACATGCGCCTTGAAACGCTGGGCAATGCCATGAACGCCTTCGAGCGGGATGTAGATCACCGGGGCCTTGGTCACGCGAAGGCCAAACCAATTTGAGCCTTTGCTGATCGCCGCGACCAGCGAGATGACCAGGAATGTTTTCCCTGATCCTGAAGGGCCGAAGACGGCCATGATTCCCTGCCGCGGTGCGACGTTCTTGATCAGCCACGATGCGGGCTGACGTTGCAGAATGTCGGCCAGTGTCAGCAGCTTGAAGCGCTTGGGAAGTTGCTTGCGGCTGGGCAAACTATTCAGGCCGGGAACGATAGCGGCGATGTCGTCCTCATAGGCTGCCTGGCTGAAAATATTAACGGGCATGTAGCACCCCCAAGCCAGCGGCAGACAGGGCGCCATTGACGCGCTCGAGGGCGAGAATCAGGCGGCTGCGGTCGAAGGGTTCGCCGGCCAGCAATGCAGCGCCAGCGGCTGCAATGACAGTGCCCTCGAAGGCGACAGCACGCAGGCAATCAGCGGCAGGGAATGGCCGGCGCTCGGGATGGCCGCGGGCGACCAGGGGCTCGGGGAACAGATCACCCAGCTGCAGGCCGATGGCGTCCAGGATCTCGGCGGGCGAGTCGCCCCCGTGATCGTGGATCAGCAGCCGGCCATCTGGCAGCTCGCGGAAGGTGCCACTCATGTTGCGGTCTTTGCGGGATGGCACGCGGAACAGGCCGCGGTCGGGGCCGGTGTGGCGATGCTCGACCAGGGAAAGGAATTTATCGGCCGGGCTCATATGTCGATTCGCCCTATCAATGGGTAGCCACTGCTCGGGCAGCAGACGATGCGAGCCCAGGCGGTGTGACGGATAGGGAATCGAATCCCGCGATAGGTGAGGCTGCGGGCGCGGGGCTTGGCGGTCTTGAGCAGGTAGCTCAGCAGGGAAAGGTCAGGCTGTCCTGCGACATCGCCAGTCGATAGGGCGCGGTCAGACTGCTGACGGACAGCCCGGAGAATCTTGGCGCGGCTCACGGCGGTGTTACCTCCGTGGCACGTTGCTGATCAGCCTGGGCAGGCGCGGGGATGACGATCTCGGGGCGCAGCTCGAGCTCGGACCAGACGCGCTTGATCTCGCGCTTGGCCTTCCGACCTCGCCGGCCGTTTCCTTTGCGGGGGCGGGCCATGGTCAGGACTCGGCGAGGTGGCGGCGAAGGCTTCCTACGGTCCAGTAGGTATTGCGTGTTCCGTCGCGGCGCGGTTCAGGGATTCGACCGCTTGCAACATCGCGCCAGACAGATGCCGGAGAGCGGGCGTAGACCGCGCAGACTACCGGCAACTTGACGCGCATCGTGTCAGGCAGCTGGGGCAGCGCCTTAACGATTTCTAGGACTTCTTGTGATGTGTTTTTCATGCCAACACTCCTTAATGTGTTGGCTTGAACTTTAGTGATGCAGGCTTAGGTGATCACCGTCAGAAATCGCTACAGCCTTTTTTGTCTTGTAGCTTTCTTTGGCTTTGGCTCAGGAAGGCAACTCCATTTCAACAGATCGCGGTATCCGTCATTTGTAAGTCGTTTTGCCTCAGAGAGATGACGCTCCACCCATCGCTCCCCGGACTTTGCCCACGCGGCACCAATGTCGTGAGCATGCTGGCTTGAGTCTGCTGGCTGCTGCTCCCTATCGTAAAGCTCTAGGATCATCTCGTTTTTGCTTGCGCCACTTAGTTCGGCATCAAGGTGGCGCAGTCGAAGAAGCAAGCTTCCCCTGTGTTGAGTTGTCCGCTTCTCCTTTTGCATTTCTGGCGACAATTCGCTGTCTACGGGCTGTTGTTGCCGTGACATAAGGTGCTCCCTGGCAGCCTCAATCTGGGCATTAATTGGAAATCGGAGATCAAAGGCAAGGGTCAGAACTGCAGGGTCTAATTCTTCTGGCCAACTTGCAACCATCAGTCGCCCTTTCATCCATTCGAAATTGCCAAAAGGTGATTTTGGTGGGTGGATTTCAATACCGTAGCCCGATGCGAATTCAACGTCGTAAGGCGGAATAATCTCTGTTTCGTAGAGGTTGGGCCCGCATCCTCCAGCAGGGTCCATTAACTCCGAAATCCCCCATTTTTTTTCTAGGTACGAATGAAGCGGCTCAACCGTGCCTTTCGTCCTGGCCTCATATTCAGCCACCGTTTCCCCGTCCAGGTGGTCGATGCCATCGATGGTCTGAAAGTAAATCATCGACTCCCAATCGCCATACGTGCGGTAATACTTTAATGAGTTGCCGGTGATTCCGTGTTCATCTGTATCAGTATCAGGAAGTGCTGACCAATTTGCGTAGTCGGCCTGATACTCTGAATTCCTCCGCAGAAATTCCCAAGCCCAAGAGCGTAGGTCATCGCCATGATCTTCATAGGCAGATTCGTCACGCCAATCAGGAAGCCAAGATGGTTTGGAAGTCATTTTTTGTTCTCGGAGAAGTGCCGCCCCCAGGCGGGTGAAGGTGTCCCGCGGCTCGTCTGGCCTGACTAGGGGGCGGCGTGCTCGATTATGCGCCGGTTTGGATGGGGTCTAGCCTATAGCTCGCCGCGCTCAGCAAAAGACAGCGGTCTAGCGTTACCGGCGACGATGAAGTGATCCAGCACTCTAACGTCAATCACTGCAAGCGCTGATTTGATCGTGTTCGTCAATGCGCGGTCGGCACTGGATGGCTCAACGACTCCACTCGGGTGGTTGTGGGCGATGATGCAGGCGGCTGCGTTGTGCTTCAGAGCCGCTTTGACTACCTCGCGTGGATAGACGCTTGTGCTTGAAAGCGACCCTGAAAACAGCCTGTCGGAAGCAATCAGGCGGTTTTGAGAATCCAGCCAAAGAACATGGAATTCCTCATGCTCCAACGCGGCGAGCTTGATCCTCAGATAGTCCCGGACGCGGCCGGGGCTGGTCATGACATGAACACGATAAACAGCGTTTTTTTCCAGCAATCTCAGCGCGCGCTGTAGGGCACGTTGCGCGGTTTCGTCCAGGTTGGGAATGCTCGCCGGTAACTCCGCTGACGTGCTTGTCGGTGCCAGGCGCTTTGGCGGGCGTCCGCGTCGACGTTGGGAAGGTTCCGTAGAGCTTGCGGTACTATGTGCGACAGCCATGATGTGACTCCTGTTCACGTTGTGGTTAGGGTCGCCCTTGGCGCTGCAACGCCTTGGGCTTCCCGCTTTGCCCGAGACCGTCAGGCGGCGGTGTTCATCGGTATTACGTTGTCGCTGGGCTTGATGGTCAGGTCACAGAATGCCGCCCAATCGGCCATCATCCTGCGCCGCTTCTCGAACATGTCGCCGCGGCGATAGGCTGCCTCGACCTTGTTGCCGATGGTGTGCGCCAGGGCCATCTCGACCATCTCGTTGGGGTATGCGGTCGATTCTGCTGCCCAATCGCGGAAGCATGAACGGAAGCCGTGCACCGTGATGTCGTTGCGCTCCATCCGACGCAGAACGGCTGTGAGGCTCATGTCGGACAGCGGGCTCTGCTTTCCATCCTTGACCTTGGCACCAGGGAAAACCAGCGACATGGGGTAGGCTTCCTTCTGCTGGCGCAGCAGGGTGACAGCCTGGGCGGATAAGGGAATCCGGTGCTCACGCTTGGCCTTCATGCGCTCCGCGGGAACAATCCAGACTCCGGCATCAAGGTCGATTTCGTCCCAGGTGGCGCCGCGGACCTCACCGGATCTGGCCGCGGTCAGGATCGCCAGCTCAACGGCGCGGGCAGCCGTGCCGGCCTGGCTTCTGAGGCTCTTCATAAACTGCCCGATTTCAGACCATGGCAGTGCGGCGTGGTGTTCGGTCTTCTTCACCTTGGTGCGGGCCGGAAGCAGCTTATCAAGGTGCCCCTTCCATCGTGCCGGGTTCTCGCCGGCTCGGTACTTTCTGACCGTCGCCCAATCAAGCACGCTCTCGATACGGCCACGCACCCGGCTGGCCGTCTCGGTCTTGCTTGTCCAGAATTGATCCTTCTCGAGGATTCGCATGATGTGGCCGGTATCAATCGCGGCCACGTCGATATTTCCGATCACTGGGCTGGCGTAGGTCTTCAAGGTGTTGCGCCACTGGTCAACGTGCTTTGCGTTCTTCCAGCTGGGGGCGTGGGCAATGACGTACTGCTCGGCTGCATCGTCAAAGGTGATCGCCTTGGCAATGGCTG